TCGACCGGCACCTATCTGCCGGATGGAGGACCAGATGCACAAACACCTTATCGCCGCCCTCGCCGCCATGGCGCTCTCCGCGCCCGCAGCCCTTGCCGCCGGGCCAGCCCCCACCGATCCACAGATCGCCCACATCGCCTATACGGCCGGCGTCATCGACATCGAGGCAGCCAAGCAGGCGGTCGAGAAATCGAAAGACAAGGAGGTCGTTGCCTTCGCCAAGGACATGATCCGCGACCACGAGGCCGTCAACAAGCAGGCGCTCGATCTCGTCAAGAAGCTGAAGGTGACGCCCGAGGACAATGATACCAGCAAATCGCTGAGTGCCGATGCGAAAAAGGAGCGGGAGAAACTCTCCAAACTGAAGGGCGCCGCCTTCGACAAGGCCTATGTCGACAATGAGGTCGCCTATCACAAGGCGGTCAACAACGCCCTGAAGACGACGCTGATCCCGGCCGCGCAGAACCCGGACCTGAAGAGCCTGCTCGAAACCGGCCTGAAACTCTTCGAAGGCCATGAGCAGCATGCCGAGCATGTTGCCTCGATGCTGAAATGAAGGTCATGAGTGTCATGACCGTCATGGCGATCCTGCCTGGACTTTGCCTTGCGGCCGGCCTTTCCCTTCTCGGGACGGCCGCAAGCGCTGCCACGATCGAGGTGACCATCGAGAAGCTGGCGTTCGCGCCGGCGGTGGTGACAGCCCATCCGGGCGATACGATCCTCTGGCACAACAAGGATGTGATGGATCACACCGCGACCTCAAAAGGCAATTTCGATGTGGTGATCCCGGCTGGCAAGTCGGGATCGCTGGTGGTGAAGGGTGATGGGCGGTTTGAGTATGAGTGCCGGTATCATCCGAATATGACAGGGCGGATCGAGGTGGGGCGGTAGGGGCAGCCTTGGGCGCTTGCCAGGAATTTTTGGCCGTCAGCCCGGTCGTTTGTAAGGAAACCCCTCCCCAACCCCTCCCCACAAGGGGGAGGGACTAACCCGGCGGCACTTCCAAAACGCCTGACATGGGGAGAACGGGCGCGACAGCTTAAGCCCCTCCCCATTGTGGGGAGAGGTTTGGGGCGGGGTCTTCGTCACGAGCTCTAAGCAAACTGTTTCCCCCCATGTCACCCCCACAACCATTCATCCCCCACCCTCCCGCCATCAAGCCAAATCGGCCGGATGGTGGATGATCATCCGTTCCGGCCACACGCCACCAGGATCGGATGACCCCATGTGCATGTTCTCCTCGCCGCCGAAAGCCGAACCGCCGCAGGCGCCGCCCGAATACGCCCAGCAGAAGACGCCCGATTATGCGGCTGCCCAGTCCGCTGCCGCGCGCCGCGCTTCCGACAAGGTGAAGGGCGCGCCCTCCACCATTCTCACCTCGCCTTCGGGCGCGCCGCCGCTTGCCGATACGCAGTCACCGCTGCTCTCGGGCAACAGCCTCAAGAAGACGCTGCTCGGGCAGTAAGGCGGAGAGATCAATGGAAAATCCTCGTCGCGACAACGAGACACAGATTGCCTATCACCGCCGCCGGCTGAATGAGCTGAAGGAGGTTCGCCAGCCCTGGGAGGCGGAATGGCGGGCGCTCGCCGAGCATATCGAGCCGACGCGCCTCAGGCTGCATTCCGGCCGCGAAGGCCCGCGCTCGCGCGACAAGATCGTCGACAGCACGGGCACCCATGCCTATGAGACGCTGAAATCGGGCATGCATTCGGGCCTGACCTCGCCCGCCCGCCCCTGGTTTCGCCTCACCACCTTCGACCCTGATCTGAAGAAGCTCGACGCCGTCAAAGTCTATCTCGCCGCCGTGCAGGACAAGATGCGCGAGGTCTTTGCCGCCTCCAATCTCTACCGCGCCTTCCATATCGGCTATGGCGATCTCGGCCAGTTCGGCCAGTCGGTGGCGATCCTCGTGGAAGACGAAGAGACCGTTATCCGCGTGCAGCAGCTGGTGCATGGCCGCTTCTGGATCGCCCGCGACCACAAGGGCAAGGCGACCACGCTCTACCGGACCTTCCGCTGGTCGGTGCAGCGCATCATCGAGCGCTTCGGCTACGACAATGTGCCGGAGCGGCTCAGAGGCCTCTACGACACGTCGAAATATGGCGAATGTTTCGACGTCTATCACGCCATCGAGCCGCGCCACGACCGCGACCCCAAACTGATCGACAAGCGTAACAAGCCCTTTCTCTCCAATTACTGGATCGACGAGATCGGCTCCGAGCTGCTGGAAGAAAGCGGTTTTGACAGCAATCCCATCATCGCGCCCGCCTGGGAACTGTCCGAAGACGATCACTATGCGCTCTCGCCCGGCCAGAAGGCGCTCGGCGATATCAGGATGCTGCAGCTGGAGCAGATGCGAAAGCTCGAAGGCATCGACAAGAAGGTGCGCCCGCCGATGAACGCGCCGACCTCCATGCAGAACAGCCCGGCCTCGCTGCTGCCGGGTGCGGTGAACTATGTGGATGACCCCACCGGCAAGGGCTTCCGTCCCGCGATGGAGGTGAACCTCAGCCTGATGGAGCTGCGCGAAGATATCCAGGAAGTGCAGAACCGCATCGAGAAGACCTTCTTTGCCGATCTCTTCTTCGCCATCACCAATATGGAAGGCGTGCAGCCGCGCAACCAGTTCGAGCTGACGCAGCGCAAGGAAGAGCAACTGCTGCAGCTCGGCCCCGTGCTCGAAAACGTCTTCGGCGACCAGCTGGGACCGACCATCGACCGCACCTTCGATATTCTGGCCGCCCGCGACGAGTTGCCTCCGCCCCCGCCGGAGCTGCAGGGCACGGAGCTGAAGGTCGAATATATTTCCACGCTGGCGCAGGCGCAGCAGGCGGTGGCGACAGGCGCGATCGAACGCGGCGTCGCCTTCATGGGCCAGGTCTCGGCAGTCAAGCCGGAAGCGCTCGACAAGCTCGATGTCGACGAGGCGATCGATCTCTATTTCGATGCGATCGGCGCGCCGCCCTCGATGATCCTTGCCGATGACAAGGTGGAGGCGATCCGCGCGCAGCGGGCACAGCAGATGCAGGCGGCGCAGACCGCACAGATGGCCTCGCAGGTGGCGCCCGCGCTGAACCAGGGCGCCAAGGCAGCGCAGGTACTGGCCGATGCCAATGAGAACCCCAACGGCGCTGCCCTGCTGCGCCAGCTGGGGCTCGCCTGATGGAGCAGTTTAAGGATCAACCATCCATCCCCCAAAACCTGGGACGAGACGAAATCACCGCGGCCTTCCGCGATGTCTTCGCCAGCGCATCCGGCAAGCGTGTGCTCTTCTGGATGCTGGAACAATGCGCGATCTACCAGGAGGCCTATGCCGGCGAACTCGTCAACGCCACGCATTACACGCTTGGCAAGCAGGGCGTCGGTCGCCGGCTGATCGCCGAGCTCGATCGCATCGACCCGACGCTCTATCCGCGCCTGCTTCTGGCAATCGCGGATCTCAAGGCAAACGACAAGGCAGCGGCGGCAAGCCGCGCCGCAAGCGAGGAAGGCGAAGAACATGACGTTGATGCTTAGGATCGGCAGGCCGGAAATGGCGATGAGTGCCGAAGGTGCCGGCAGCGGCGGTGGCGAAGATGCTGCACCCGAGAGCGTTCTCTTCCCCGAGGATGCGCCGTCACCGGGCAGCGACAAGGACGGCGATGGTTCGACCGAAAACCGGAACGACACCACCGATCAGACCGGCGACGACCCTGCCGACCGCGTGCCTGACGATGGCCGCTATGCCCTGACCATGCCCGAGGGCATCGAGGTGGATCAGGAGCTGATCGACGCGCTCGGCCCCGATTTTCACGATCTCGGCCTGACCAACCGGCAGGCACAGCAGCTGGCGGACCGCTTCATCGAAATCCAGGGCCGGCGCGGCAAGGCGGCGGGTGAAGCCTGGGCCGGCCGTGTTCAGGGCTGGGCAGACGAAGCCCGCAAGGACCGCGAGATCGGCGGCGCGAAATGGACGGGCACCGTCGGCTCGGCGCAGCGCGCACTCTCCCGCCTCGGTACGCCCGCCCTGCGCGAGTACCTGAATACCAGCGGCGGCGGCAACCACCCCGAGATGATCAGAATTTTCGCAAAGGTCGGATCGATGATCCAGGAGGACAACCCACCGAATGGCGGCGCGGGCGGAAACGGCAGGAAAGCCGAAACCGCGCACCTGATGTTTCCCAAAGACGCACCGAAGGGCTGATAAGACATGGCCACCATTGGCAGCTACTACCCCAACCTCGTTGACGCATTCAAAGGCTCTGCCGAAGGCGCCGTCATCGAGCTACTCTCCCAGCAGAACCCGATCCTCGACGACGCGATGGCCGTCGAGTGCAACATGGATGCCGTGCACCGCCATATGGTGCGCACCGGCCTGCCCTCGGTCTCCTGGGGCCGGCTCTACCAGGGCATCAAGCAGTCCAAGGCCACGATGCAGCAGGTGGATGACACGACGGGCTTCGTGCATGCCCGCTCCGAAATCGACATGCGCCTGCTCGATCTCGCACCCGACAAGGCGAAGGCCCGCCTCGTCGACACCATGCCCTTCATCGAGTCCCTGAGCCAGGAAATGGCCTCCGGCCTCTTCTACCACGACACGGCGACGACGCCGGAGAAGTTCAAGGGCCTGTCCGCCCGCTACTCCGCCTATAATCCAAACCTGCCGAATGTCGCCCAGCCGAATATCGCCAACCAGGTGGTCAACGGCGGCGGCACCGGGGCCGACAATACCTCGATCTGGTTCGTCACCTGGGGCGACCA